TCAGCTCCTGTTGCTTTAACTGGCACAGTTACTAAATCAGCTACCTTTTGTAATGTTATCTTTCTACTTAAAGGTGTTCCACTAGGATCTTTTACTGATTCTAGTAAATCTGTTCCTGAAGGTGTTAAGTCTGCCGTTAAATCGGTTATTTTCTCATCTGCCATATAATTTTATTAAATTGTTATTCTTGTGTTTCCATCTTCTGTAATACGAGTATTTCCATCTTCTGTGATCCTACTATCACCTGAAGGTGTTACAGGTACTCCATTTATATATATATACTGTAGTTTTTGTCCTACATTTGGTTCATTAATCAATGCGTCTAGTCCTGTATAGTCTGCTAGTTTGTCGTTTAGAGTACCGGATAATCCTTGATCTCCTAGATACTCACAGAGTTTATCGTTAAATGTTCCTGTATAATCTCCTAATCCTGCCATAATTAATTGTTATTCGTAAATTACTGTTAAATTACTTCCGTTTGATGTTTCAACATATAGCCCATTACTAAATGGACAACCAAACTCTAATGTTCCTGTCGATAAATCTACTTCTGCGATTAGTTCTCCAGTATCATCCAGTCCATCATAAATAGTAGCATTACCTGATGAATCAGCTATAGTTAGTCTATGTAGAACACCTGCCCCATATTTCAATACTCCTGCTGTAACATTAGCAAGATATTTGTAAGTAGGATTAGTAATTAACTCTCCTTGTCTTGCTATATACATTCCAACTGTTTCAAAGTTTACATCTACTGAACCAGAAGTATATATATTCTCCATAGTAATAGGAAGCGTCATATAGTGTGATAAATGTGCTCCTGGCATCTTATGTAATAATTCATTATTAATATAAAAGAAAGCACCTAACGGAGCCCATTCTATTGTAAGGTTATAATAAGTATCTGCTTTTGGAGTAAAATGTGGACCAATGTTTCCATTAAAAGAACCACTAGCAACGGAATTAACTGTACCTGCATTTGCTCTTGAATTAACACTAAAGGCAGAACTCTGTAATTCAAAGTAAAATCCATCAACAGGTGTATTTACTGTATCTGTAGTTGTGTAAGCACCACATCTTCTTGTACTACCAAATGTTGCTGCTGTCTTAAAATTAAAACCACCAGAGAAATATTGAGCAGAACCTGCTACAAATCTTGCTTTTCTTACACTTGTATATTTAGCCCATCCAGTTGCAGTAGCACTTGTTTTAAGTTCAACCTCTCCACCTCCCTGTGTTACTGAACCCCCAGCATTAACTAATTCTGTCCAAAAGTTTGTATCTTTAGTTGTTCCATCAAAGCTAGTTCCTACCATCCTATAAACTGGACTAGTAGCTAACTCACTTGTTGGGTTTACCCAAACATGTCTATCATAATTCTCGTTTCCTCTTAATGAAGTTACTACTTGTAAGTTACCACTACGGCTTAATTCAGCTGGTAATACACTTACAATAGGTGTCATTCCAACCCCTGCTTGTATTTTTGTTGTAGTAGCTCCACTTAAATCTGTATTAGTTATTCTTATTCTGAAATAAGGTGAAACACTTGTAAATGTTCTAGCACAAGGTTCATTAGCTAAACATATAAATGAAGAGGTTAAAGTTTGTGTTGAATCAGCAAAAGTATTATCTGCACTCTGGTCTAAATAAACTGTACAATCTTGGTCTGCTGAATGAAATACTTGAATACCATTTATACCTAAAGTTTCATCTGCTGTACCAGTATAAGTTGCACCACTAGCTAGATTAGTAGTAGTAGCGTTATTAACTGAATCAAATATTGTTTGTATAATAGCTGTTCCCATATGTTCTCCTCCGTCTGCTCCAGTATGTGAATCTATATTCTCACCACTAGAATTAACTGGTTGAGTCTTTTGGCTACCATCTGTTTGATTAGCTATAATATCGTCTTGCTTATCTTCTGTAGCTAGATCAACAGGAACTCCACTCGTATTATAAATTTCAGCAACAACTCTTTTAGCAACTTGACCGAGACTATTCTCAGTTTGCATATTGTTTTCATTGTCGTAATAATTTATAGTTTTGTCTCCCATTTTATTTATTCATTAATTCTTGTAGTTTCTCAATATCCCACCCATTAAACGGTTTCTTACCAAATTTCTCTGTATATTCAGCTCTTACCTTGTTTATCTCGCTCATAGAATCGTTTTTAAGAGCTTTTTTAGTTACTACCTTAACTTTATCACTCTTAACTTCTCCAATAGTTATTGGGCTCATAGGTTTAACTCCTTCAACTGTACCTGGTAGTTTAACATTTTTAGACTTTGCATATTCTTGTAAACTAATAGGTACTCTACTATTTCTTACTTCAATATCTGAATAGTTCACCCACTCAATAGCAATAGCATCATAAGCTAATTTCTCTGCTGAATTTTGAAATGTCATGTTTTTTAATTTTATCATAAGTTTTATTTAAATATTCTTCTTGGATCTTCTCCTCTTTCCAATCTACTAGCTTGAGAAGCTGTTATATTACCTTGACTTACTTTTTGGTGTAATGTCTGACCAAATGCAATCTTAATATCTGATTTTCTTTTCTCTTCTTTTATTTGTTTACCTTTTGCAGCTAACTCTTTACCTTCTCTTTCAGTTACCATCTCATCTGAGATTTTTATACTTCTGCATCCTGGATCTATTCCTAACTCATCTTTGTAATTCATAACTTATTTTAAATAATGTATTTGAGGACTACCTATATGTCCTGTTATTAATTTTGTATCTACCCAAACTTTAAACCCTAGCTGTCTTGCTTTATCACAGAAATCTATATCTTCACTTAGATAATATCTTACATTACCTATCATCTCATCTCTGAATTGAAATGCTAATCCTATTGTTTTTTCATAAACTTTAGTAAACACTTCTTTACTTATTGCAGTACAAGCCATTCCTGTCGCTCCTATCTCTACTAATCCTTCTCCTAGTTCGTTATTTTCTATGTGTATATATCTGTTTCTTATAATTCCTTCATTTATTGTTGCCACAGGTTTGAAAACTTTAATCTGATTCTTTCCGGTACGATCTACACTTAATGCTGAAAATATATCTTTTTTATACTCTCTGACTTTTTCAATAAAGTTAGTAGGGATTACCATATCATCATCTATAAAAACTAAATAATCATACGTTCCCTCTATGGCAGTTTTAACAGCTTGATTTCTTGCTTCTGCTGTTTGTGTCCTTGGTATAAATATAATGCCGTCATCCGGTCCTAGTGTCTTTTGTAACATTAGTATAGAAGCAACTGTCCTATAATATATTGACCCTGTAGCTGTCGGAATTGCGATTAAGATTTTCATTGTTTGAGCTATTAATGTACTTCGCCTAATAAGAGAGTCCTTAGACTCCCCTATAGATTAAGTAGCAGAGATAACTGAAGTACCTCCAACTAAATATACTGTATTTGATCCTGTAGTCGCTGTTTCAGCAGATACACACATTGCTATAGTTTTAACACTAGCAGCAGAAGCATCAGCTATTAAGTAAGTCCCAGCGTTGATTAATTCAAGTGAATCACCAGCAGCAGCTGCTCCAGTTGTAGCAAAAGGACATAATCCTTTAGTTTGAAGCCAAGTGTAACCAGTAGTAACAGCTTCAGTAGCTATTCCGATTTCACAAGATGCCATTGTAGCACAAGCTGCAACTATAACTTCTTTATCAGAAGTCTCATCAAATGAAACTAAATAAGCAGTACCTTTAACTGTAGTACCATATACACATAAAAATTCTTTCTTTCCATCACTAGATTGAATAGATTGTCCGATCATTGATGCAGAAGCATCTAGTTCAGGTACTCCATCCACTATAGGTAGAAATGAAATTGGTCTTGTAGCCATAATTAAATTTAGAGAAATAATGTGTAGGTTTTTTAAAGAGAACCTACAAACTCGTTAGATTAAACAGCTGTTTTAGCAGTCAATTTACCTAGAGCAGATCTATTATTAGTAGTAAATGCTCCTCTCCACATAATGTGAGCTATACTAGCGTCTTGATTAGTAGGAGTTGTGAACTCAGTAGTTGTAAAGTTTCTTGAACCATCATATCTAAGTTTTAGATAGTTAGTATTTAAGAAGTATACATTTCCTGAAGTACAAGATTCATCATAAGTAACTGGGATCCCCATGTGTAATACATTTTCAAATCCACTTTCAGCCATTTTAGCGTTAGTGAATCTTTGGTTAGCAACCAATAGAGAATTATACTTACCATAAAGAGTTGGAGTAGTAATTATGATATTTGGTTTATAAACCTTTCCTGAACCTCTACTAATATCAATAATTGCTGTATCCATTTTAAGAAGAGACAAAACTTCTGAAGTGTTCTCTTCATAAGAAGCCCACCAAGTGTAAGTAGCAGGGTCAATAGAACCTACTGCTCCTGTTGCTTCAACGATTTGAGCTAGACCTAATACTTTCTTAGAATCACCGGCATTACCAACAAATAAGTCAGTATTAACCATGTTCTTAAGACTCATCTCTGTATTTTTAACCTTAGCGTTCAATAGGTTAATTATTTGTTTATCTCCTTTGTTAGCAGCTTGTTCATCTCCTGCGATTACTATAGATGCACTATAGTTTTTATAATCATAAAGAGCTGAAGTAATGTTATCCTGTGGAGTAGTATCTAAAAGATCATACCCAGAATAAGCTCCTGCTGTTGTGTTTGAAGCATACACTAGAGGTTCAACTAATTTAGTTCCATTAGTTCCTTCTTCATATCCTCCGTTTTTCTTAATTTCTGATAGTAATACAAACTCATTGAAAAAATTATCAGCGATATTTGGTTGATAGTTCTCCAAAGTTGTTGATAGTAATGAGTTGAATACTTTGTTATAGCTTGATGCCATAGAATAGTGTTAAAATTATAATCCGTTTTTCGCTTTTCTAAATGCTTCTTCTATAGTTGCTGGTCTATTAGCAGGTTCTCCACCTTTACCTTTTGGTCTTGAACTCTGTTTTTTAGCCTGTAGCCTTTGAGCTAATGATAGTTCTCCTTTCTTTTGTAGTAGTTCATCAATCTGATCTCCTGCAACCAATCTTAATAATTGTTTCCAGTTGTATTTACCAGGACTGTGAGCATCTAACTCTATCATGCCTTCTATATAGTCATCAAATGATACTCCTATATTTTCAGCAAACTCTCTTGCTTCAGCTTCTTGGACCGAAGATTCAGTTTCTATTTCCTTGCGTTTCATTTCTGCCAGTTGTTCTTTGTAAGGTGCTATTTGCTCCTCCAACATTTGATTTAATCTAAAATCCTGTTGTTCTTGATAAGACATACTTTCAAAGTCTACTTCTGGTTCTTGAATCTTTCCAGCTTTTAACTCTTCTAGCATAGGCAGATAATCTTTTATCTTGTCGTAGCCATCAAGTTTCTCCTGATTGTCCTTTCTCATTTTAGCAATTTCTTGCGTTTTCTTAGTGAGTAATCCTTGCATTTGTCTCTTTGCTTTCTCAAGTTGCAATTTTACATACTCTCTAGTTTCTTCTGGTAGGTCTTCAGGTAGTTCTGGGATAGGGATAGAATCCTTCTCTTTTACTCCTTCTTGTCCTCCTTCAGCTTTAGTGTCCTTTGTAGGTTGATCTCCTGTAGTTTCTGCTGTACTTGCATCATCTACTGTTGATTCCTCTTCAGGTTGCACTATTTCCTCGTTAGGGGAAGTTGTGTTTTCCATAAAAAAAGTGTTAAAAAACGATTGTGCTTAAAATGCACATTACAAAGTCAATCCCTGTGATGTGCCTTCTAATCCACCTAGACTTGGAAACTCTGGCTCTTGTGGAGCTTCTTTTTGTTTAGGAGCAGTCTGTCCTCCTTCTTGTTCTTGTTCATTCTCTATTATTCCTTGATCCTGTATCTCATCAAAATCTTCTATTAAATCTTCTAATCCATCAAATTCATCAAATGTATTCAACATTCTCTTAAATGTTTCTCTAATTTCTTCAGGTGTAAATGATCCTGAGCTTATCATATCTACTAATAATCCTCTCAAAGCATCCCTTTCAGCTTGCCTTACGATCTTACCACTAACATTTATACGAACTATTACTGTTGGGTCATAATCATTCTTTAGCATTGATTTGTCTATATCAACAAACTCTTCTCCTACCTGTACCCTTCTTGGTAAGTCTAAATTCTTCCTGAAATTATCTATAAGTTTATATACAATCCCTCTTACTAAATCTTCTATGTCTTCACGCTTTTGTGATTCTCTACCTTCAAATCTAGCATCAGCTAACATATCTGATCTAGCTGTAACTCCACCTGTAGTTCCTCCTCCCATTTGCATTTGAGAAGCACCGGATACTAATTGTATCATTTGCATTATTAATCCTTCACTAGCAATAAATGGACTAGCATTAAATCTCATTGGTCTATCTGAAATCTTATCTTTATCTACTACCTCAACATAACTGTTTACTGGCTCATTAGATGCCTTAGTAACTTGTGCTGCTGTCATTGCTCCTTTAGAGTATAAAGTCTTAGCATCTCCACTCTCTCTTGCTAAACTCATTTGAGTAAGTATTTTATTCAATTCATTCTGTAATGGTAACAAAGGTTTGATCTCTCCTTGTGGTAATAATAATAACGGATGTTTAATGTTAGCAGCATAATCGTAAGGATGACCACTTTTAACATCAGAATCTGCTTTATATAGAACCTTTTTAAACTTGCTGTCTGTATCGCATACTTTCCAACCTTTATTTGTTTTATAATAGAAACCCCATACTATAGTTTCTTTCTCATCTCCTTTATCTTCGTCTCCATCGAACTTGATACTTTCTATATCAACGTCAGGGTACTTATCTTTAAAGTCCTCTTCGTTTAAACAATATTTCTCTACTATGTATTTTACATCATTCCAATTCCTAGCTTTAGGATCTAAGAATACTCTACCCCAAGATAAACTCTTTATCTCATTCTCGTCTTTTTCTAATGTACCTGTAGAAGCTTCTTCATCTACTGCATCCTCTGCAACTTCTTTTTTATCCTCTATATCTCCTTCTGTTACCCAATCTGTTTTAGTTATACATTCACCAAAGATTACATAATCTCTAACAGCATTATATATCTCTTGATAACCTTTATCATTCCTGATCTCATCCTGGACTAACTGATTCAATATCTTTGAATCTTCTTCATCACCGGATATAACAACCTGTATATTACGACTGATAATATTAGGTGTTAATGTCTCTATTCTTGCTAAACATATATTAGCAATCACTTTATCACATGGACCAAATAAACGACTAAGAGCTTCTCCTTGCTCTCCGTTCCAATATTTTACATAAGTCTTGTGATTTGGCTCTTTCTTGTCTTCATAAAACTTTACTGCCCTGTCTTTTTTACCTTTTAAGTCCTTTAATAATTGAGTATCGTCTTCCTTCTCGTTGTCTTTCTTAAGCTCTTTTTTAAGGTATTCAGGCATAAAGTAAAATTATGTTCACCTAAATACTACTATTACTAAAACATAAAGTCAACAATTATCTAGGTTATTTTTAAATAAGTTTATCAGGGCTATTATTAATTCTATCTTTAGCTATTTCAAAGTACTTCTCATCTAGTTCTATTCCTATTCCTCTTCTGTTGGTGTTCTGACAAGCTAAGAGGGTCGTTCCACTGCCAGAAGTAAAATCTAAAACTAATTCATTCTCATTTGTATATGTCTTGATTAGATATTCCATAAGTGCAACTGGTTTTTGAGTTGGGTGTGAACCTACATTATGAACACTAGCAAATTCTAAAACCTGTCTAGGATAATTAGACTTTAACTGTTTATGTTTCCCCACTTTTTTACCATTAGTTCCTAAAATACCTCCATTTTTTGCTCTGCCCTCTGTTATATTGTGAGTAATATCACAAGCTATTGTTCCCTGAGGATTATATATAGTTTGTTTACTATAAAAAACAGATATGTTCTCTAAATCTCTTAATGGTTGCTTTTTTGCATTCATTGCCCCAGAAGGTCTGCTTTTTTTCCATACCCAGTCATACTTATAATTCTTTATATTACTCATTCTTAAAGCACTACTGAAAGGTTCACTTCCAAAGAGTACTATTGCACCATTAGGCTTGATTAGTTTGTTTAACCTTTCCCACATTTTATCGAAAGGAATAACTGAATCCCATTTACAAGCTGTAGTTCCGTCAATAAGGGGGGTCGCAGATGATTGAGTCGACCTTTATGTCTTCTTCAATTAGTTTATCCATTTCTTCAAGACATTCTCCTTTAATTAGCATAATTATTTTTAAAAGTATTTCTTTCCACTAGAAACAACTGATCTTTCTAACTCTGCGAATGTTCCAGGTATATTAGCTGGATCTATCTTAATCTTATCAGGCTTCCATTCAGCTCTAACCACATCTAAACCATAACTCAAAGAGTCTAGTAAGTCTATTGGATGAACTTTAGGGAAGTGCAGCATCTGATACTCTAAAGCTTTCTCAGCACTTTCAGGGTCATCACTTCGTCTTAAGAATAGTTTACGTTGTCGTTGTACTGATTCAAGACCTTCTATTCTTGATGTCTTAGCTCTTCCGGCATCTTTCAATGCTACGATATTACAAGCAACATTCCTTTCTCTTAGTTTTTGTTTCAGTACATATTCTAAAGCTCCCATCTGTCTACTCTCTATGTGAATGTCGTATAAATCTCTTCTTACTATTATATCGATCATTCTATTAGCTAACTCGTCTACATTAGCTTTCATATTATAAAGTTCTGATACATACCAGTTATTCAATCGATCTACCTGAAGATAAACAACTCCGGTGAAACATCCATCTTGTCTTAAGTCATCAGTCAAAGCCGGATCAACCAGTAAGAAATGCTGATACTCTTCTGGCTCTTCTTCAAAGTACATCATATTCTCCGGTAAGAATCTTCTATCTTCACTTGCTATTGGTTGTTGTTGATACTGACTTGAGAACATATAACTACTCATCATATTTTTTTTACGTTCCAATACTTCAAATGAAAGTCTATCAGGAAAGTATAACGTACCATCATCTTGAATAGCTTTATCTACTGTAATATCAAACTCATGAGATAGTTTAGAGATTATATGATTATATAGATCCAGGTAATCCCATCTAGTACCAATGAAATTAGCAAAACCAGTAGGCTCTAACTGATTACCTACTATTTCTTCTGAATATCTTATTGTCTTTTTAATCTGATCTATATTTGTTGTAGTCTGTTCATCAACCAAATCATCAGCAATTATCCAATCGAAATGCATCCCAGTAGTAGAGAAATCAATACCACCAGCCATTAGACTAGGTTCTTTAGTTACCTTAGTTTTATTAGCTACTATAATCTGTTCATTAGTCCAACCAGTATCACCAATAACATTACCAAAGACCTGTTGATATTTCTCAGATTTAAAGATACCTTTTATCTCTCTTAGAAACTTAATAGCTTTACCATGCGTTGAAGTAGTAAGCAATCCCCTTAGATCAGGATACTTAGTAAGCATAAATACAGCGAACGCAATATTACCTAAAGAAGACTTAAAAGAATCTCTTGGAGCTAACCAAAGCTTATTGTTATGAGTTGTTAGCCAATCAGATCTACTCTTATGAGGATTAACTGCTAAATCTTCATACCCGCAAATATCTCTAGCAAATGAATATAGATCAGATAAATAAAAAGCCTGAGCTTCTTTTAGTTTCTCCTGTTTAACAAACTCATGTATTTCAATAAGCTCTGTCTGAGAGAACTTAGCCCAGTCTTTATCGGTGAATTTTTTAATGATTTCTAAGCTCTGCATTGTTGTCAAGTTAAGCATTTCTTTTACTAATGCCATAGTCGTAATTTTCTCTTTACCAAACCCCCGTAAATCTTGAGGTATAAAGTGGTATAATACTATTAGAACTAGAGAGTGGGTGCTAATTTAGATAAATATTTCCACTCCCTTATATTAAACCGCCACTAAGTTCTTTTGGAGCTGACTAAAGGAGTTAAACCTCTATTCCCTGATTACAAAACAGGAGTAATAATCGTTATACTAAGTCAGCTTATCTATTTAATATCACTATCGGAATTTCCATAAAACTTAGCTCACTTGCGAACTCTGGTGGATCAACAAGAAGATTTGAGTATCGATGTGCTTGGTCGAATCTTAAAGCTATAGCATCAGGTTTACATCTATTGTTATTGATATATGACCTGAGTTCAACTAGAAGGTCTGATAACATCAATTCTCCTCCATTTAAAACATAAAGCATTTTTACTTGGTTTATTTCCATATTTATAAGTTATCTGTTACAAAACTAAATCCCTTACTGTTCAGCATCTCTCGGATCTTATCCGGTGTTATCTCTACGTTGATATTCTCATTTACTACTTTCTGCATAGGCTTTCCTTGTATTCTATCCAGGACTTTATCAGCAGCACTTAAAGCAAGTCCAGGCTTCTCATCTACCATACTCATAACAGCTCTATGAACCTTAACAGCTTGTCTTTGATCCGAAGGAATAAAGTCTGCTATCTCTTGTTTATCAGCTTCTTTAACTATTGGATTTATAGTATGGATCTCTAACTCATACTCTCTAGCTATCTTTGTTATAACCCCCAGAGAACAGCCCATAAGCTTAGCTATCTCTCTATATGAAGCACCAGACTTGAGTTGCTTACAGATTATCTTCTTGCGTTCTAATGTTATTCTAGGTCTTCCAATACTTCCCATAATTAATTGTTCATTTATCGTTCATAATATATTATATCCCTTGTACTAAGTCAATTCCTTTATGATCTTAAGTGCTTTTAGTTTCTCTTCTTTATAATATTTTATCAATCTCTCATTCGCTATTATTTCTCTCTCTATTTTTTTAATCTCTCTCATGTTTTTTCTAATAATATATTTTGCTATTATTACCATAGCTATAAAGAAAGCTATTAATAAAGATTCAATTACTATAAATGTTACTATTATTGTATTCATACTTATTTAATTATTTAGTTAGCTTACTATCGTTCCACCTTATCATCTTAGTCATCTCAGTAATTAACTTTCTTACTAATCCTACGTTCTCTTTACTCTTTTTTATTGCAGCTTCGTTGTAATCTATTGAGCCTTGTAAATCTATACAATCTATTGGCTCTTCTTTTCTTATTATACTAGGGAAATCTCTCATTATTCTTTGTTATCTTTTATAACATAAGCAAACCAGATATTTAACTGATCCCTTACTCGGTTAATTAAACATCTTTCATCCTTTCTTCCCCAGATCTCACTATCACCAAAATTACCTTTCTTCTTAAAGTCCTGTTCTTTTAACCTTTCTTCTGTGATGTCTATATCACATTCTTTCCAAATTTGTTTCATATCTATTGTTAGTAATGCCTTATTATTATACATTACATCTTTATTGTTTGTCAACTAAGCTTCTACTAAATTACATCTAAAATCTTCTATTGTAGCTCCTTGTCCTTCCCCAACAGTATATCCTATACTATAACCATCATCTCTTCCTATCTCATAGCCATCTTGATAATTTGGTAATCCTTCCAAGTCCTCAATAGCTTGTTCTAAATCTTGCATTATAGAATCTAGCTCTTGAAAATAAAATAAAGTTGCTTCGTTATATCCTATTGCTTTTGCATTGGTCCAATCAGAAGCATTATAGTATTTAGTAGCTCCCATATTTGGTAGCATAACTAAAGATCCAGTTTCTGAATCATAAAGTCCTACAAATTCATATTCAGAGTAACTGCTTGTAGCGACCATAGAAGACTCTTGCCACTCTATGTCATCTAATTGTCCATAAACATCGTTAAAATCGTTTAGAACATCGTTTTGATTAGCCTGAGCTGTACTTGGCAGCAAACTAAGTACTATTATTATTGCTGTAATTGTTTTTTTCATAGTTTTTGATTATATTAATAAATTTATCTATTTGCTTTGTATGTTGATTCTCTTCTACAGCTTCTTCTCTCATACAATGTAAAAAAGTTAATATCGTTAATTTCTCTCTATTAGTTCTATGTTTCATTTGAATCTATTATATTCTATTCTTTTCATAATCTCTTTTCTTGAACAAGCCCTTATATTGTTTTGCATCTGCTCCTTTGCATCTAATATCTATAACTGCTCTACATCTTGCTTTTGCAAGTTTATATCTTTCATCTATGCTCGGTAAAATTGCTATTGTTTTCATTGTAATTTTGTTAATTCTTGTTTGTATTTATGTATGATCTGGTCATCTGTAATTAAAAGATCAGAACTATTATGTGCTTTGCTTGTACCTCTTACAGCTTCTAAATCCCTAATAGAATTCTCGTAACAACTTCTAAGTAAATCACTATCTCCTGGTAATGGTTTCTGTTTAAGTTTCCTTTGAAAAGCTTTAACTCCAGCCCTTAGCATTAACTTATAATCCTGAGATTCTTTAGATTCAGTTGTAGAAGGATACTTTTGATCGTTCAATTCCCTGTCTCTTATTCTTTTTAATCTTACTTCGTGTAGATTAAGTATTTCTAATACTTCACCTACTTTTCTTTCTCTTGGACTGTTTAACCTGTCTAATGGATACATAAATGAGTTGTCTCTCATTGCTTCTTTAATCTGATCTCCATAATCCTTGTCTACATCACAATACATTTTATCTTTAAAGATAATCCTGTAATGATAGTTTTTTTGTAATTGAGTGTTTGGCATAATTTATAGGTTATATCTTTTTTTAGTTTTAATTTTTGTTCTTTCTTTATTATTTTGAAACCAGGTATAAAGTCTTCTCATAACTTCAAAGGTTTTTTGCATTTCCCATCTTTGTTTTGTTCCGGTTCTATTTGGCTCAGTCCAGTATAATATAAACTTTTCTAATTCAACAGATATTAGAACTGGATCAGAATTATATTTTTCTATTAGTTTTTCTTTTATTTGTTCTTGTATATTTTTATCTTTAAAGAAAGATTTTGTTATATTTATATAAGTATTCTTTTCATTCTTTTCATTCTTATCATTCTTGTTAGTTGTTACTTGCTTGTTAGCCGCCTGTTGGTCGCTTGTTACTTGCTTGTTAGCTGTCTGATACTTATTGTAGTTATTGATTGTTAGCAAGCTATATTCGCTTGTTGATTCGTATGTTAGCTCTCCTGTTGATTTTAGCTTGGAAATTGAAGTCCTTATGTTTTGGATGCTTAAACCGGTCTGAATAGATAGATGACCATAACTAGTTATTTTTTGACCTGCTAATACATTAATACCTCTCCATTTTTTATCTACATGATTACAAATTAATATTAGGTGTAAGAACAATACTTTAGTTTTCATATCATCGTACCATTCCCAGTTTATTAGATCTCTATGTAATTTTATCCAACCTTGTTCCATTATAATATTTATTTACTAAAAGGATTAAACCCAAAAAGCCCCCCACAAAAAAATGAAAAATCATTTGAAATAACCACTACGCTACCTTGTGGAGGGGTGTTTGAATTTAAGTAAAGATAACTTTTCATGTTCATAGTGGTTAATATTTGTCTACAAACAACTTACCACATAGCTTTAAATAATGCAACATTGACTTAGAACTATCTATATACTAATATGAGTAGGCTAATTTGTCGTTGAATATTTTATTCTGCCAGTAGTCCAGTGTTACAATGAGAACAACCTTCTTTGGTAAGTATAAGATAGGAGACAGATCAACACTTAAGAGAGGTCTTTAGTTAAAGCTCTTGGAGCTTACAGAAAAGTACGTCTCTTTTTAGTATCTAAAGATATTTGACAATACTTAATAATTGTTTTATAGTTTTAAGTAATCATTAATATTTATTTATGAAAAACTTCCCACTACTTAAAAAAGACAATCCTTATGTTTCTGCAAAGATTAAACATAAAGGAGTTGAAAAAGCTGTTAGAGAATCTCATTCAAAGTATTTATCCAGTAGGTTATCTTATTGGACATACGTTATTAATAGAGTTCTAGGATATAGTGAACATAGTAATGCAAGAGGTAGTAACATACCACCTGTAAACTTTAGATAATAAATGATTCATAAAAAAGAAGAGAGGTTTTTATACCTCTCTTTTTTTGCATTAATAGATATCTTCTATCTCTCCTATAATAGCTTTATAAAAAAGAAATAACAAGACTCTTGACAGACTGTTAAAAAACCTATAAACTTATAGGTGCATTAATACATAATAATCTTCTATGAGATTGCCAAAAACAAATGAGGTCGTTGAACAAGAAAAGAAAAGATCAGAACTAAAAAAGAAATTCCTGCAAGATAATATGCAGGAGATTATTTATGGTAATCACATGACAAGAGAAAGAAGAGATTACGTTGAAGAAAAAATAGGAATGACTATAAGATGTGTAAGAAAATTATACGCTAGTCATAAAATAGAGATAGTACAAACAGGTGGAGAACCAATTAACAAAGCATAATGGCAAGTCTAATAGAACAAATTAAGGAAGTAGAAAAAATGACAGAGTACAAGGCTATTAAAAGGGCATCAGGTATAGACTGGATTTACAGAGAATACCAAGCAGTATCTAACTGTTGCTCAGCATCTATTATAGATCAAGATGTATGTGCAGACTGTAAAGAACATTGTGATGTTGTCTTTTTAGATGACGAAGGTAACGAAATGAATATATCAGATCCGTTTGAAGATAATACTAATAATTAAACAAATATTATGAAAAAAGATTTAAAAGAAAAGGCAATAGACATTCATGGCAAGAAATATGTATTAGTCTCTGACAGAGTTTTATTCTTCAATGATAATTACAAAGATGGTTGTATCAAGACTAAGTTAGTTAGTCATCAAAACGGACAGATAGTAATACAAGCACAAGTAACTCCTGACATTGCAGCTCCTGATAGATATTTCACAGGTTGGAGTCAAGAAGTAGAAGGTGGTAAAGGAGTAAATGAAACATCAGCACTAGAAAACGCTGAAACTTCTGCTGTAGGTAGAGCATTAGCAATGATGGGTATTGGAGTTATAGACTCTATTGCATCCATAGATGAGATAAATAAAGCTACCAACAGAAGACCTGGAACAGCAAAAGGTGTTACAACATATACAAATACAGAAAAGGATTTAGGAGTATGTGATATTTGTGGGGCTAAAAAAATATTAAGCAAAGCAGGTAAACCTTATTGCTCTGCTAAATGTTGGTTGAATCCTCAAGCTGAATCAAAACTACCTACTACAGTTAAAGCAGCAGTAAAAGAAGCTGAAGAAGAACAAGAATTAAAAGTACTAGATGCTATATCAAAACCAGTAAATGAAATGCCATTTTAATAACTAAATTTAAAATATTATGAATAAAACAAACAAATCATTAGTATCTTATGCAGATGCTGAAACAGGAGAAGTGATTTCTCAAAATGTATTTGAGCAGGTTCAAATCACAGAAAAGGATAATGTTGTTACGATTGCTCAGTATGTAAGAAACAATGACAACCAGATAGCAGAAATGAAGAAATTTATTAGCTTCTTACAAGGTGAAGTTAAAAAAGCTGAGAGTTCACAAGGAGAGATCAAGGATGGTATCAAATCTAATATGGAAGAAAGAGGGATAACAAAAATGGAATGTGAAGGCTGTACTATCTTTATTCCAAAAGCAAGAGCAAGTATGACAGGAGATGATATTAAACTTAAAGAAAAATTTAATATTCCTGAATTAGAAGAACAGTTAAAAGATGCAAAATCAAAACTTGCTGATAGTAAAAAAGGTCTTAAGACATTACTAGAAACAGGAGAAATTATAGAAGGATTTGAGTTGGTATATAATACTAGTTTAAAAATTAAATAATGATTGATTTTACAAAAGAACAATTAGATGTATTGGTACTACTGAAACAATATGTAGGTAAATACAATGAAGGATATAAAACAATGAGTATAGACCAGTTATTAAACGCAAGAGATTTCTTTAGTTGTCATTGCTATTACTTAGCTGAAATAGTAGCTGATCTAAAAAAGAATTATAATGATTCTACATTCATACGAAAAATAGAAATATCCAGGAGTAAAAGTGCTTTAATGAAGACAGGTAAAGGTGTAGGAGCAGCAGCAGTTGAATCTGATCTAACTAAAGAAAACATAGCTAGATATGAGAAAGAGTTAATATATGAACATTTAGCTTTAAAAGTAGATGGATTCCTAAAAGCAATATATACAATTTGTAATTCTATTGCAGGTAGACTTAGACATTTAGAAAATGAGATCCGATTAACAGAACAGAAAAATACTATTAATAAATAAATCAAGATAATGAATTTAAAACAAATTTTACACGACAAAGAAAGATTTATAATACTAACTAGGTTTGAAGTAGACGGACATAAGAAACAAACATTACAGAGGTTAGGTACTTTCTATGGAATTACTAGAGAAAGAGTAAGACAGATCGAAGAATCAGCTCTAAAGAAAATATACAGAGTAATGTCAGAAGAGATTAAAGAATATATCACTCGTTATATTTATATTGTAGATAATATCTGTACAGAAGCCGAATTGATTAAAGCAGTATCTAATAAGTTTGAGATAAGTATGTCTTTTGCTAAGATCTATATCTATGCTTATTGGCATCAAGGACTTATGACGAGAGTAAGCTTAAAGCGTTCTGATTATCACTTAGCTTTTAGGCACAATGACCTTTCAGAAAGATTTATAAAAAGATTAATAGATGACCTTCTAAAGAAATTAAAAGCAAATAAGAAGCCTATATATTTCTTAGACCTAGATGAGAAGATTAGGTTGTCAAAAAAGGTATATAAAGAAAATGATTACTATTCTCTTGTAAAATGGCAACCTAAATCTATTATAGACTTTGCTTTAAAGATACTAAAAGAAGAACAGGAACCTTTGCATTTTGCTTATATAGCTAAAAGGATTAGTGAAATGAGAGACAAAACAGCAAAGACAGCAAGTGTTCACAACGCTTTAATCAAAAGTGATAAAGTTATCCTTGCAGGTATGGGGATTTATGTATTAAAAGGTAATAAAAAATATAGTGGTCTTACTGTTGCTGATCTATTGGTTGAAATACTTAAAGGTAAAGAGATGAGATTAAAAGATATAGTTAAAAAGGTACTGGAAAGAAAGATAGTTAAGAAAACTACTGTATCTGCAAATCTACAAATAGATCCTAGATTTCACAGAGTAGAAAGAGGAGTTTGGACAGTTAAATAAATATATGCAGAAGTTTATTGTTAAAAATGACGATGAAGAGAAAGATGAAAAGATAGGGTATTGCAGAGGATATTCAGATGGTATTAAAAAACAATGGAATGTATTTATCTTGTTTATGATACTAGGAGCTATTACCGAGCTATTACCAAGACGAGAAGTCTATGAGGGTTTACAAGTTATAAAAGAGGGGTTTACAAGTTTGTGCAATTCTACAATCAAAGAAATCATAGATTTTATAATATATATATTTAATTATTAAATCCCTAATCGAAGCTTAGTTTATAGCCCAGTCCCCTGTGGGATTGGATTATAAATTAATAAATAACTATGAAAAAAACATTACTAACATTCACAGGTCTAATCTTATTCACAATCCTACTTATGGCTTGTATGCCTAGAGCAG